ATGGCGGTTGCTTTGGAATCAGGTTTTTCTAAAGAAAGTTCATTAGGTTTTGTTCTCATTAAAATCAATAACAATTTTGCTCAGATGAAAACAACGTCGACCTCTTTAAATGGCGATAAGCCTGGTTTTCTTGTTAACCATAGTTTTTCTCGGGCAACGGCCTTTAAAACCTCTGCCTTTTCCCCTACGGGTGCCCAGATGCCTGCTCAATGGCGGAATGCACTGGTTATGTATCTGAAAAATGGTGCTTTTGGGATAAAAAATATCGCGGTATCTAATGATTAAGTTTAGCTGACCCGGTTACACAGGAAGCTGACACCAGCGTTACTCATCGGCGGGTTCTTTGATATAATCCTTTCCACTATATGGTCGCTGTTTTTCTGAAAAACAGCGATAAGTATTCTTAAATCAGGTGGTTAGTCTTTATATGAAACATCGTGTTGACGTCATGATTTCCGAAGAGGAAGTCAAAACCCGAATTGCCGAGTTGGGCCGTGAAATCACCGAACACTACCGCGACAGCGGCAGCGAAATGGTGCTGGTTGGATTGCTGCGCGGTTCTTTCATGTTTATGGCTGACCTGTGTCGCGCCGTGGACGTGCCGCACGAAGTGGATTTCATGACTGCCTCCAGTTATGGCAACGGCATGTCTACCACCCGCGACGTTAAGATTCTCAAAGATCTCGACGAAGACATTCGCGGTAAAGATGTGTTGATCGTCGAAGACATTATCGACTCCGGCAATACGCTGAGCAAAGTGCGTGAAATCCTGCAACTGCGTGGCCCGAAATCTCTGGCCATTTGTACCCTGCTGGATAAACCCGAGCGCCGCGAAGTGGACGTAAAAGTTGAATACGTCGGCTTCCCAATCCCAGATGAATTCGTTGTCGGCTACGGCATCGACTACGCCCAGCGTTATCGCCATCTGCCGTATGTTGGTAAGGTTGTGATGCTGGACGAGTAAAGTTCGGCTGCGCCCCGCACAGCAGTTAATTAAAAACGGCCTTCAGATTTGGAGGCCGTTTTTTTATATTCATTTCAAATAATAAATAATCTATTCAACTTATCTGCTTGATATCCGGTAAAATTGAAACTTCTGCTTTTTAGGTATAGGTTATTTTTAATATTTACATGGATTATTATAGTTTCATATAACGCATGTCAGTTAATGGAGTAAATAAGTTAATGAAAATCATCAGGGATGAAAAGATAAAAACTGGATACAGTTGAGGAACTTAACAGTACTTATTTCTATGCAGGAAAATCGAACCTGAGTGCAGGAGAATTATTTTTCATGATTTGCTGTGAAAATGTCATTAATAAAAAATCCTTGCGGGTACTGCATGCCGTACTCCTCCATAAAGCCGGGGTTGGAATGCAGTGGTTTTCCCAGGAAAATAACTTCAAGTAACCTCCTCATTTACCGTCGTTACGATTTCAGGCCCAAAGCGACCTCTGCGTCTGCAAAAATGTTGCCTGGTTGAATAAAGTAAGAGGGTAGAAAGAGGAGGTAACTAAATCATAGTGCTATAACCTCAGTGCCTTATATTACAAAAAATATTTTACACTAAATCAGCGGGTTTTTTTTCCTCCAAATATAGTTATCCTTGTTTTTTATTCTGAAAAATAACCATGGCATAACCCAGGCAAGTAAGAATAAAGGTATCGCTAAAATGACAGATAGATTAACAAAGTTATAGTTTTGGTAGAGTAACAGGATTAAAAGAGCTGAAATAAAAATCAAAATGATCCGCAAATATAAAATTAACTTCCTCGTAGGTCTGTCAATATAGGCCATGATGATTTCAGCACCACAATAAGGACATAGGGTGCTGTTTTCCTTTAATTTACTATCACAGAATCCGCATGTAGCATGCTCATCAACATGATTACTTTTCACGTAAACCTCTCGGACTGACTTTTGCTGTGTATGAATTTTTGCTAAATGTTATTTATTTGATTTTATTATCTTAATTAGTACTCTTTATCTCGAGTGTACTTTACATAATTTCTTTTGAAATTAGCAAGGGGATTTTTCTTGCAAACCGTAAGGAAATATGTGGTGGTTCTGTTAGTTTTTAGTAATGACTTCTTTTACCAAGATTGTTCTTATTTTGAATTTCTATATACAACCCTTATCTGAACAGGGGATAGGTTTTGTAATATAAATTATGGCTAAGACGTTTCCTAGTAAGCTTGCCATGTGAATTTTTATTGAATACCTTGCTGACTACTTCTTAATGCGGCTGAAATAAAAATCGGCAGGGGTAGCGAAAAGAACAGGCCAGGAATTGTAAAAAGCTCATACGCTAATGTTTCTGACTATCCATGCGCTGAGAGAACAAGACATTGTTCTTATTTACACGTTATTTGCTCGCTTGTCTGGCATCCGGTGTCATTTAAACTCATTTTTGTTTCGTAATACTTACTCAGGGCTTTGTTTATGATTAGATTTTCTGGACAGATACAAGTGATACTAATCTCCTCTCCCTGTGTTGAACCCCGACAGGCGTCGATTCTCCGTGATTGAGCTTTTAGTCAACCCGCAGTTATTGACAGAACGCCGGGGCGCGCCGGAGACGCTTTTTGCGGTCAAAACCTCCGGATCAGGGGCAGAAGCAACGATGCGCTATTCTGGTGCGTGCTTATATCTCCGTCGACAATTGAGAACATCAGACTGACAGGTTCAGATACTGTTGAACGGCGCTGAGTAATAAAAAGGCACTAAAAAAGGCACATTTTTGCGCCTTAGAAAACGATGTTAAATATATGAATTAAATGGATTTATTCATTTCAGTGTCCACGCATTGACCACATCGACAAATGAAGCCCCGTTTTCGGGGCTTTTTCATTAGTGCATCTGTAGGGATTGCTGACTGTGTTTGTCTGGATGCAACTGAACAGCATGAACAGTTCCTGGCTCAACGATGATGTCAGCAATCGACTCATGTGTTTTGAATGTACAGCTGCAATTAATATTCTGGCACTGGTGATAGCGTTCTTTGGTGTTGATGCTCAGATAACGGCTGGAGCGTGCGTGTGCTGCGTGTTGGCATTTCGGGCAGTGCATCATAATAATCACCATGTAATCATTCTAATCATATTCAATCATTATATGTTATTGCTGAAAACATACATCGGGGATTACAGTGTTTTACATAACAGGTGACAAATTCCCCAAGGCAGACGAGATGACAAATCAGGACGATATACAAAGCGCTATTCGTGACGCTAATGAAAGGGAACGCTATATCTGGCGTCGTGCCCGTTGGTTTATGAAGGCCGTGTGTGTTGGCCTTCTTGTATACGCACTCTTCCCAGTGGTGTTTTGGATATACTACTGTTTTTAGGAATGTTTTATACGCTCTCCTTGAAGCTTAGCATCAATCATTCACAGCCTATCGTCCCCGCTCGCCTCATAACTCACATCCGACAGCAATACCTCCAGATTCAACGTCGTCACAAATCCACTGCCGCCCAGGCTGTGCGTCACCTTGCTGATTATCCAGGGCTGCGCGTCGATCACGGATTTAAAGCCGGACACCGCCACCGGCGTCTCAGGGAATAAATCAGCGCGTCCGCGAGCCAGGGAGATCGAGAACTCGGCGACGCCGCGCTGGAGTTTGTCCCACTTCGCCTGGGCTGCCCGCATGGCGGCCTTCTGCGTGGCATAGATGGTGGTGAGGGCAAACACGTTTTCATCGCTGCCCGCCAGGTAATCCCCTTCCTTCGCTTCCGGCGTTTTCTGCACCTTCACGCTGGTCTTCTTTGCCTTCGGGTGTTGCAGGGCGCGCAGATACTGCACTTTCGGTTTCCGCTGCACCTTCACCTTTTTCGGCTTCGGGTTTTTGGTATGCAGCCAGCTTGCAGAAACGCCGGTATAGGCTCCACGGTCAGCGATATTAAACGTATGCCCGTCGCCGTCGCTGCGCACAATGGTCATCTGCGGGATGGGTTTCCCGCTGGCCGTCTTTGCCGCGCCTGGCTTGATAAACAGCAGGTTGCCCGCCTTGATGGCGACAACTGCACCGTTCAGCTCCGCCAGGCGCGTGATAAATTTCGCGTCCGTTTCCTGGGTCTGGTCAATGTGTGAGACCTTTACGCCCCTGAACGGCCCGGCAACGGCGGGCTTGAGGTTGTTACGCGCCGCGACTGCCGACACCACCGCCTCCAGCGTCGTGTCGTGATACGAGTTGTCGCGGCGGGAATTGAGACTGCCGCGATAGTCCGCACTGCGGGCGCGGATGGTCAGCGTGTCCGGCGTGCCGCGATGCTCCACCTCATCCACGGTAAAGTCGCCTTTGTTCGTCAGCGCCTGACCTTTCCAGCCGAGCGCGATATTCATCACCGCACCGCGTGGCGGCATCTCCAGCAGGCCGTCGGTGTCGCTTAGCGCGATGTCGAGCTGGTCAGCCTCAAAGCCACGGTTATCCGTGAGCGTCAGCGAAATCAGCCGGTTGCTGACGTCCTGCGTGATGTCCTTACCGCCGACGGTCACCGTAAAATCCGGCGCAAACTGCGCACCGGCACCGATGGTCATATCCGTAATCACAGCAGGCCTCCCAACTGGCCGGTTAAACCTCCGGCCTGGTTGAGCAGCCCGTCGGCCTGGGCTTTCATATCGCCGAACATGGCCGCCAGGGATTCATCCACGCGGGTCAGCGTCAGCGTGAATTCAATCCGGCGGGCGGCACCGTTGGAAAAATGTTCCGTGTGGGTTTCGCTGACGCTGTTCACCACGAACATCCCGTAAATGGTGCCGCTGCCCTCCAGCAGCGGCCACGCCTTGCCTTCGTCGGCCATCAGGTTCAGTGCCATCAGTGACAGCTTTCCGCCGGTGATTTCCGGCATCAGCACGCCGGACAGGGTAATTTTCTCCTCATTCACCCCGAGGAACTGCGGCAGCGGACGCAGGCCGACGCGGTTATTCGCAGGCCATCGGTAATCGACATCACGTTGCAAACTTTGGTAAGGGACGGTCTGCAACTGAAACACAAACAGCCCGAGCGTTAACATCATGCGGCTCTCTCCTTAATCGTTATCCATGCGGGAACGTTGCTGGGCGGCGCGGGCGCGGTCACGGGCTTCCAGCTCGGCGCGGATCTGGCGGCTGGTATCCTGGACGCCTAAACCGGCACCGGCGGCAATGGTGTAATGGTGCGTACTGCGGTCGATATAGCTGCGCCCGCCGCCGACGGACACCGGCGTGTAACCGCCGCCCAGCAGGCCGCCCGACGGCGGGACAATGGGGGCGGGGTTGTCCAGCGGATGCGCTTGCGGATCCCCGTCGCCGGATTGCTTCGAACGCCGGTCAGCCTTATCCGCCGTTTTATCAATGTCTGCCGATTCATCCTTGATGATGCCGAGCTTCTCCAGCAGCCAGACCACACTGCTACGCAGCTTATTAGCCACCTGCAAGGGTGCTGTCAGTGCGTTAGCGACCAGGCGACCAAACGACACCCCCGCATCTTTACAACTGTTCAGCGTTTCCTGCGTGGATTTCACCGGTTGGATCAGGTCTTTGAACCACTGCCACAAGACCTTGAGCCTGTCCCCCAGCCAGTCAAACACCGGCTTAAGCGGCGCAAACATCTCTTTTACCGGCTCGAATGCCACCCCCAGCCCTTCAATGACGCCCGCAAAGAAGGCGCTGATCGGCTCCCAGTATTTACGGATAAGCAGCGCACCGGCGACAATGGCGACACCGACGGCAACAATCGGCCACGTCAGGCCGCCGATCACCGTCGCAATCGCGCCGCCCACCGTGCCGAGAAGGGTCCAGAGCATCCCCGCAGCGGCGACAATCAGATTAATCCCGCTGATAACCGGACCGGCCACCAGGCCAAACACGCCCAGCGCACCGATAATCAGCAGCGCACCGCCTGCCACCTTGCCGAGCGTGTCCGCCAGGGTTTTATTGTTCACCACCCACTTATCCAGTTTCAGCACGTAGCCGGTGGCGGTTTGCAGCAGTTTGCGCAGGGACGAATCCTGCTGGTCAAACAGGTCTGTGCCGACCGCCTCATAGGCGGACTGAAATTCCTTAAAGTCGCCGCCGAGGTTGTCCTGCATGATCGCCACCAGCGCCTCGGTTTTCCCGTCCGAGGTTTTGAACGCCTGGGTAAGCTTGTCGAGCTTGCCCGACGTTGCGCCGTCCATCAGCACCATCGCCGACGAGCTGGCCTCTTCACCAAAGATGGCTTTCATGTACTGCGCACGCTGCGCATCGCCGAGCTTGTTTTTCGCAAAACTCTTTTGCATTTCTTTCAGGATGACAAACAGCGGGCGCATGTTGCCTTTGCTGTCCGCCGTTTTTACCTTCAGCTCACCGAGCGCGGCAGCGGCGGTGCCCGTCGGTGCCTGCAGGCGGGTAATGACCGCACGCGCACCGGTGCCCGCCATCGAGCCGGTGATTTTGGCATCCGCCAGGGCAGCGGCCATGGCCGCCGTTTCTTCGACGCTGATACCGGCCTGCTTTGCCACCGGTGCGGCATAGGTCATGGTGTCAGACAGTCCCTCAAAGGTGGCCGCCGACTTGTTCATGGCCGATGAAAGCACGTCGCCGATGTGTGAAACGGTGTCATTGGTCATGCCAAACGCGGACTTCACGCCCATCAGCAGCGTGGCGTTTTCCTCCATGGTGCGCTTGTTCGCCAGGGACAGATTCAGGATGGTCGGCGTCGCCGCCAGAATGCCGTCCTTGTCCGCGCCGGATTTCGCCACGATGATTTGCGCGGCGGCGGCATCATCGGCAGAGGCGGCGGTGTTGTCGCCGAGCTGCCGCGCCTGGGTGCGCAGCGCGGTCATATCGGCGGAGTCTTTTTCCAGGCCGAGCGTTGCCTGCAATTCAGAGTTTTTCTGCGCAAAGTTAAATCCGGGCATCAGCAGCCCGACACCCGCCGCCGTGCCCGCCGTTGCAATCCCGACACCGGCCGCTCCCGCACCGGTGACGCTGCCGGCCAGTTGTTTCCCGGCCTGATACCGGCCTTTCACCGCGTTGAGCTTGGCCTGCTGCGCGCTCACCCGTGCCAGAGATTCGCGCTGCCGGTTGAGCTGCGCGGTGGTTTCACTGATGGACGTTCTCAGGCGGCGCTCAGAGTCAGACAGGGTGCGCGTGCTGATGCCCGCCTGGCTGAGTTCCGTGCGCTGACGCTGCACCGACTGGCGCAGCCCGTTGAACTGGGTCTGCAACTGCGCGGCGGTGCGCTTCGCGGACTCCATGGCCTGCGCCTGGGCGCGGGTCGGGCTGGCGGTGTTTCTGAACTGGATCGCCAGCGCCGCCGCTTCTGCCTTGGCGTCTTTCAGTTTCTGACCGGTGACGGCGAGCTGCGCGCTGGATTTGCGGAAACCGTCAATCTTTCCGGCCTGGGCGTTCAGGTCTTTGAGGGTGGTCTGCGAATTTTTAATCTCTCCGGCCAGCGCCTTACTGGCGTTCTGCACCGATTTAAACGGGCGGGTCGCCTGGTCAACCGCCTTTAACAGCACCTCTACTTTTAAGTTACTCACTGTCGGTGGCTCCGCTGCGCTGCATGGCCTTATGACGCCACACCAGCAGCTCGGTCAGCGTCATCGGGTTCAGTTCTGACGGCGGCCAGTGAAAAATCACTGCCACGTCCGCCATCAGGTCATCAACGGTCAGGGTAGGGGGAAGCTTTACTGTTCCGACTTCGGCGATAAAAAACCAATCACCTTGCCCGCCATGGCAATCAGGTCGGGCAGGTTCAGGCTTTTGCAGTCCTGGGCGGTCAGGTTCGGGACGGTAATGCGCGGCAGAATGACGGTCAGCGCGTCAACGTCGGCATTCGCCAGCGCCGCCAGGCCAATCCCGCGCAGGTGTCCGGCGTTCGGCTTGATGATTTCAACCTGGTCGATCAGGGTATCGCCGCGTTTGATCGGTTCTTCCAGGATTACGATGTTTTCATTGTGTTCTGACATAGCGGTGTCTCTTCTTCAAAGGTGAGGTTTCGCGCCGGTGTCCGGCGCGGGTTACGGGTTACAGGCCGATGTTTTTGCGGTGCTGTGCCACGCGGTCAACGCCGCCGACGATTTCCACCATGTTCACGGTATCGACTTCAATCACGTCTTTGCCGTCAATCGTGAGCTTGAAATAGGTGCACTGGGTGGTGATCTTGGTTTCGGTGTCTTCGCCCTGTTTGTACTCGCCGAAATCCATTTCCTTATGGCGTCCGCGCAGGGTGACTTCCACGGCGGAGGTGTCACCGGTGTCGTCGCGCTGGAAGGAACCGGCAAAGCGCAGCGGCACGGCATCGACTGCACCCCACTGTTTCAGCACCAGTTCATCCATCCCGCCCACCGTCCACTCAAAGCTCAGCGCGTCGTCGTCCAGCCCGAAATCAATCGAGGCCGATCCGGTCATGCCGCCGCCTCGATAGTTCTCCAGCTTGCGGGTCAGTTTCGGCAGCGTCAGCGCGCTGACCGTGCCGAGGTAGCTGTTCCCGTCGTTAAACAGGTTCAGGTATTTCAGTTTCTTAGGCAGTGCCATGGTTTAGCGCCTCTTAGCTGTTAACGGACGTGGCGAACGTCGCCAGGTACTGATCGGTGATGCGCTGCCGCAGGGTTAAATCTTCCAGCGGCGGCACCGGCGTATAGTCGTAATCAATGAACAGCTTGCCTGCCTTCAGGGTGTCGACGGTGTTGGCTTCCGCGTCATACCAGCAGGTGCCGTCAATGATCAGACCGGCGGTTTTCATTTCGCGCAGCTTGGCGTTAATGCCTGCAATCATGTCCTTGATAAGCGTCGGGGTCATTGGCCTGTCCATCGCCCACAGGTGCGCTTCCGCCATCGTGTCAGCCAGCACCTGCGCGGTGCGGGTGTAGTTCTCAAACAGAAACAGCGGATCATCGGAGCAGGTGCGCTGCCCCCAGAACTTAAAGCCGTCTTTGCGGATAAGCGTGGTCACGCACGCCTGATTCAGCAGGTCGGCATCGGTGCCGGGGGTCTGCAAATCCCAGTACACGGAGGCAGACAGGCCGGTGACGCCGTTGATCCCGACGTTAGAAAGCGTTTTATGCCAGCCGGTTTCCGCGTCGATTTTGGCACGCAGGCCGAGGGCGTAAGCGGTGGCGGGGGCGATGTTGCTGGCGTTGGTGGTGGTGTCCCAGGCCACGAAATCCGGCCAGACAACCATCAGTTCACGCTGGCTGAAATTGTCGCGGTACTTGATGGCATCGGACACGGTTTTACAGCCGTACGCGCTGACGTAGCCGAATGCACGCAATTGCTGACAGACGGCGGCAAGCGCGGCGGCGACTTCCTGGTTATCCAGACCCGGCACGCCGAGAATGCGCGGCTTTACGCCGAGTTCAGTTTGCGCAGACAGCAGGGCTTTCATGCCGGTATACATGCCGGTGTCATCCGAACCGCCGATGATGTTGGAGGTGGTTTCCGCTTCAGTTTCGCCTTGGGCGACGCGTACCACGACAACAACCGGTTTAGCCTGGTTGGCGATAGCCATCAGGGAGGTGCGCAGCGTGCCGGTTTTACCGGCCTTACCGGCGGCGGTCAGCACGTTGGTAATAAGTACCGGCGTATCCAGCGGGAACGCGTCGGCGTCCGCATCTTCTGCGGTGCAGACCATCCCGATGATGGCGGTGGAAACGGTGGAGATAACGCGGGTGCCGTCATTGATTTCAACAACGCGCACACCGTGATGATAATCAGCCATGGTGTTTTTCCTGTGATTGGGGTGAGGTCAATCATCGCGTGTTGGGGGCAATCAGGCACGGCGGGAGGGATGTTTGAACAATGGCACAACGCGGCTGCAGCACAGTCAGATTTGACTGTACTCGATACAAAAAAAGCCCCTTTCGGGGCATGAATTACATGAATTAAGCGGGGGTTTCAGGCCAGGTAATATCCGGCGCGGCAGACAAATCCAGCCGGTTAAGGGCGACACGGTATTTTTTCCAGGCGGTCAGGCTTGCCCGTTCCGCCTCTGTGGCATCGTCAATATCGACGGCATCCTGCAAAGGCGCAATGGCGGCGTTTGCCTTTGCCATCAGCGCGGACAAGGCCGTGACGGCTTCGGCCTTGCGTTCCTCAACCGTCGGCGGCGGAACATCTCCCCAGGCGGGCAGACCGTCCGTGCCCGCAACCCGCATTTTCCCCTCCGGCGGAGGGAGGGTTTGGTATTCACGGTAAACAACATCGCTGACCGCAATGCCATCATCCGGCCAGCTTCCGGCATCGTCGTACACGTCCCGCAACGCACGCGGATAAAAACCGTTGGTGAGCGGGCTGTAAACATAAAGACTTGAGGTGACTGCGCTGTAATAGTTGCTCATTATTTTCCCTTACCAGCCGGTGGCTTCCCAGTAACTGCCGCCGCTGTCCTGGCCGCAGGTGAAACCGATGTTATTAATAATTTGCGCCGTACCAAAGTTGTCGCTGAACGTCCCGCCGCCGCCATTGATGGCGGTCACCTGAACGTTGACGCAGGTGCTCGGGAAAGGAATGGGAAAATTCACCGTTGACCAGCCGCGACTCCCTTTGTTGACGACGCCCCACTGCTTAATCATTCCCGTGTCACCGCAGCGCCACCAGCCGCCGCCGAGATTGGCGGTATTGGAATTGACCTGCTGCCGGTTATTGGGGCTGAAAACGCGCTGCCCCATCTCATAAATCCCGCCACCTTCGGCGGAAATACTCCCCTGTGTCGCCAGGTCGCCGGTGCCGGTAAATCTGACAAAGCCCGTTTGTACGGAATTCGCCTGATTAACGGTGCGGAAAAGAAAGCCACCCACGCCGCCGCCTCTGTTGTTCACAAAGTTGGATTCGCCCTGGCCGCCGCTTTCGTTCCAGCCTAAATACGTCCCCTGTCCGTCGCCGGGCTGTGGGATAGTTATCGCCCGGAGATAATTCGCCGTGACGCGACCGTTCACATCACCGCCTACGCGGGGAAATGCGCCCACATTATCGGCATTCAGCCCGATATCCTGGGTGCCATCGAACGCCACACCGGCAATCTTGCGGGCAGTGGCGAGTTTGGTCGCGGCAACGGCTGTGCCGCCTGAAGGCAGTGCGCCGACGTTTGCCGCACTAAGGCCGATATCCTGCGTGCCATCAAACGCCACACCGGCAATTTTGCGGGCAGTGGCGAGTTTGGACGCGGCGACTGCCGTCCCGCCTGCGGGTAACGCGCCCACGTCTGCCGGTGTCGGTTTGTTGGCCTGGCAATAAATTTCATTCCAGGCCGTCCAGGGACCATCGACGCCGTTCCACGCCCCCGACGCGCCACGGGTAAACTGTCGTCCGTTGTTGTTAAAGGCAATCTGCTGCGTCGCATTCGGTCCCCAGGTCACGAAAATCACGCCGACAAACCCGTTCATCGGATAGCCTTTGTCCGTGGTCGCGGCGGCGGCACCGGGCACACCGTAATGCCCGAGCATGGCCGTGCCATGCAGCGCGTTGGGCGAGCCTGTCGCGGTTAAATTCGGGCGAATTTTAAAGGCCGTCGCCACCTCATCCGCCAGCGCCTTTTCACTGGCGGCGCTTTGCGTGGCCGTCCATGCCCCCACATCGGCGGCGGTGGGTTTGTTATTCGCGCTGTACGTCGGCACCCACTCTTTCCAGGGACCATCCACGCCGTTCCAGTCAGCGGACAATCCGCGATTCCAGATATTGCCCGTGAACGTGACGTACATCTGCTGACAGCCGTAGGCGCTCGGCGTGACGTACAGCGTGCCTGCGATACCCTGCGGATAGTGCAGCGCCGCCGTGGCGTTGGCATTTTTAGGCTGCGCGTACAGGGCGGCACTTCCGGCTCCGCTGGCAAAGCCCAGGGTATTAATATCCGTGGTTGTCAGGATGGCCGACGGCACCGTGACGGAATTCACCGCGCTGGCCTGCACCCAGTCACGCCAGGGTCCGTCCGTGCCATTCCAGGACGCATTCAGCGCACGCGTCCACACCATGCCGGTATTTTGCACGGTGTAACGCTGCAGCACGCCGCCCGTCCAGGACGCGGGGATAACCTCCAGCACGCCCGCCGCCTGTGAACCAGCGGGATAGCCATTGGCGACGGTGGCATTCGCGCCGGTGCTCTGCACGTAAACCCCGATTTTTGCCAGATTAAACGTATTGATATTCGCGGCGCCGAGAACGGCGGACGCGACAGGCAGCGCCCCCACGTCTGCCGCCGTCAGGGTAATGTCAGCGCTCAGCGCTTTATTGTTCACCTTGCGGGTGGACGGTACGCGGCTATTGGCATTGTCGTTGGCGGCCTTCACCGCTTTGGGCGTGGCGGCCAGCGCCTCACTGGTACTGCTGACCGAGCTGTTAAGCTGGACAAAACCCTTTGCCGTCAGCGTGCCGTCGGGGTGGTTGCGGGATTTTTCATGTGCGGCCAGCAGGTCATTCACATACTGCTCGGTGGCCATAATCACCGAGTCGTCGATCAGCAGGCTGATGGCCTCGGTATTACTCAATCACCATACGCAAAGTTTGCGTGCGGCCTGACCCTTCCGCCAAAGTCGGCTTGTAGGTGTCCGCCATATTGCAGACGGCAATCAGCGTGCCGTCGTCGGCAAACAGCCCCATTTCACGCATCCAGAAGCCGCCGACGCTCGCAGAAATCACCGCCTCAGCAATCACCCAGTTGCCATGGGTCGGATCAAGCTTTAAGGAATTGAGCGGCGTGCGGTACACCTCTTTAATCAGTTTGGTCTGCGTGGCGACGGGTGTGGTCGCCTTGCCGTTGCCGTCACCGACGGCAAGCTGCGTAATGTTGATGTCAGTCCCCGCCGCAATGGCCGCCGCGATGCGCGACTGCCCAAGCGTGGTGACAACGGATTTAAATGTGCTCATATCGTCCTCTTATGCGGGGTAAACGGTCAGCAGTTCACCCAGGTAGTGCACCGCGCCGGTGTAAACGTCGCCTTTAATATCCTGGGTGATGGTCAGGCCAATCAGATGGCGGCTGGCCGGTTTGGCGTCGGCAATCAGCCGCTCCATCTCCAAATACATGTCTTCGGTGATGCCGGTTTCCAGCACGCCGATATCCAGGCGAAACGTGCCCGGTTCATCATTGGTTTCCCACCACTCGGTCACGTTAATCAGGTAGCCGAGCGGCTCCACCACGCGCCGGATGGCTCCGATGGTTCCCTTATGGCAGTGAATGAACCAGGCCGACTGAATGACGCGGCGCTTAGTGGCGACAGGCCAGTTTTCATCCCAGCGGTCAACCGACAGCGCCCACGCCAGGTAAGGCAAAAACCTGGCCGGACAGGTCAGCGGATCCCAAAGCTGTCGCAGCGGCACCGGCACGTTTTCCAGCGCCGCGCAGGCCTCGGCGGCGGCAACCTCAAGAGCCGAGGAACCGACAGGCAGCAGGCGATCACTCATCGTAACCGCCCACTTTCAGGGTGTACGCGGTGCAGAATGACGCCTGCGTTTTATCCAGCTCGATGTCAGCGGCGGGGCTTTTCAGCTCCACCCGCTGCACGCCTTCAACGTGCAGTGCGGCATAAATCGCCGACAGCCGGATGTCGCGGCCTAACCGGTGCTGCGCGGTGGTGTAGGCGATAAGCTTGGCTTCGGCGGCTTCGCGAATGGGTTCGGCTTCCGGACCTGGGAACAGATACAGCACGGCGTCAATGGTGTAATTCACGACGGTTGCTGACTGGACGGTCACGCGGTCGGCCACGGGGCGCACGTTCTCATCGTTGAGCGCGGCCTGCACTTTCGCCAGCAGGTCAGGGGGCGAGGTGCCGTTGCCGGTCTGTGCCAGCACGGAAATCGTCACGCAGGCAGGCGACGGGCTGATGACCGAAATATCCGCCACCCGCCCGTCAGCCGAGCGCCCGTGATACTCATAGGAACCGACCGGACCGGCTACGCTTAGCCCTTCAAACGCCTGCTGCGCCCGGATACGCAAATCCGCATCGCTTTCCATCACTGCCGCCACGGCGGGCACGCTGACCGTATCCGCAGGCGTGATGGTCAGGCGCTCCACGCTGAACGTGGCGGCGATATTGTCCAGGTCTGCGCCGTTGGCATAGGCCAGCATCACCGCCTGCGCCGCCTCGTTAACCCGCTGACGCAGGATCACTTCGCGGTAAGCGTTCTCCTCCAGCAGTTTCACAATGGGTTCAGACTCCAGGGTCAGCGTGCGGGCGATGGCGGCCTGCTGGTCTTCGGGATACAGCGATACCAGCGTGGCTTTGCGCTCCGCCAGGAGGATTTCGTAGTCCAGCACCTCCACCACGTCGGGGGCGGGTAACTGGCTGAGATCAATCGTTGCCATAATTCAGCTCACTGGAAGGGTTAAGGAAATGGCGGCGGACGTGTCCTTGCGGGTGCCGGTGAGTTCAACAACTGCTTTCCCGTCGAACGTCGTTTCAAAGGTGATGCCGGTCAGGCTGACGCGTGGCTCCCACTTGAGGATCGCGCTGTAACAGGCCGCCATGATTTGCAGTCGCAGCGCCGCATTCTGCGGGCGGTCAGTCAGCATCGATAGCAGTGAACCATAGTCACGGCGCATGACGCGGGAACCGACGGGCGTGCGCAGAATGTCGCTGACCGACTGCTGAATATGTGCCAGGTCTTCGACGCTGCACCCCGTGTCGCGAGCCAGACCGATGTATTTCGCGTTAGTCATTTTTGAACAATAAATAGAGGCCAATACCACCCACCAACCACCAGCCAGGCGTCTCGTTTGCCAGCATGACGCCCGCTGTCGTTGCTGCGAAAACTGACAGAAAAACGCTTAAATTCTTACTCATACAATCCTCTTTATGTTGTCGGTGTACCGGAACTGCCGCCGCCCGTTTGGACGCCACTGTGTTTATGGGTATGAACAACCACGCCGTTTGAAGTGAGGCTGCCGCCTGAGTGGGTGAGGTTGCCGGTTAGGGTGCCGCCCTGTTTCACCTCCAGGCTGCCCGTGGTGAGCTTCTTGGTGCAGACCACTTCCGGCGTGTCGAGCGTGATGCGCGTTTTCGCCGTGCAGGTGATATCCGGTGCAGTCACAGCGACTTTTTCCGACGCGTTTACCGTGGCGGACTTGATACCGGTTGCCAGCAGTGCGCCGGTTTTGGGTTCGTACTCGATCACCGCGCCGTCAGGGAAAGTGACGTGTACGGCATCGGCTGACGCTGACGGCGCGGGGAATTCATCAGAGAAAACGCCTGGCATCACAAAGGCGGTATCCAGTTCCCCGCCCAGGCAAAACAGCAGAACCTGTTCACCGATGGACGGCGCCCACCAGGAACGGGCGCGCCCAGCGCGGGACGTCAGCCAGTGCAGCCAGTCGGTGACGTTACCGCCGGTGTTCACGCGACAGGTGCCCGCAACTAAATCCACCTCGGCAACGGTGCCAATGCGGATCAGATTGCGCAGCAGGCGCGGAATGTCGTTGTATGGGATGGATGTATTCATGCATAAAAGAATGCCGCCCTGTCAGGCGGCATACAATTTGAGGCTGGTTGACTATGGGTGACACAAAGACTAATAACTCCATAGCCTTTTTAAATTCCTAAAAAATCCGCAATTAAATAATAAGGTGTGGTAAGCGGATATTTTAAATAATTAAGATTTCCATTTTGCATTTTTTAGAAAAAGCCACATAAAAATGGATATCCAGTCGTACTTATTACAATACAGAATCCTGCTAATTATTTTCATTTTACTTATAACTATAGGGTATAGTTGAACATTGTTATTATATCGTTTAGCTTACTTAAAAATATAAATCAACTTTTAACTATTTATTCTTTGATATTGAGAGCTATCTTATTTACGTTTGTTTTTTTTAACGAAGGGGCTATTATCGAGCTGCGATAATCTTGTTCTGGGATAAATATGGAAGAGACAGAGTTTTATAATAATGGAAACGTAAGCGTGACAAGCGCGAGGTTTCGGGTTGGAACTAATACTTACGCAATGAATGGTGTCACATCTGTAAAAAGGGGACAGACGCAACCAAATAAAGCAGCCCCTGTTGTCATGGGTCTTATTGGCTTAGCTGTCCTTTTCGCAGCTGCGGGCATAGGAGCAAAGGCCATCGGTTTTATTATGGTCATCATTGCTATATTTTGGGCAAAAAACATAACCCCTGATTACATTGTTTATTTAAATAGCGCTTCAGGCGAAAGCCAAGCACTGACCAGCAAAGATAGCGTCTATATTGATCAGGTTATTAATGCACTTAACGAGTCAATCGTCCATCGTGGATAAACTCTAAGGGTGATATTTATCACCCTTGCTTCAACAAGTAATTGAGCAATTCGTCTTCCACAATCTTCATATCTTCCCCATCCAGCCCTAACAATGGCCTCGCCGGATACTGCATTTCTTTAGCACGGACAGACGGGCGATCCCGCAGCCCGTACTGATGCACCTTCGCCATGCGCTGAACCTGTCCGGTGAATTCCACCACCGCGTCGTCTGCGGTGCCTTTGGCCTGCATGTATTTTGCCGTGCGCAGTTTGGCGAACATTTCCCGCTTAATACGGCCTTTCTTTGCGCGTAAAGGCTGCGGGCGACGGGGTGTGAAGGGCTGCCCCTCCGGGGTAATTTGCTGTTTGATGCGCTGCTGCTGATGTTTGCGCAGACGCTTCGCAATGGTCGCCGCCATCGCCTTCCGGCTTTGCGGTGAGAGCGCGGCAATCAGCCCTGCCAGACGGGTATCAAACGCTGACAGCTCACTCATCCCACTGGCTCACTAACTCGCCGTGCAGGTACAGTTCACGCGGCCTTTCCACCGGCTCCGGCAGTGGCGGTTCCGGAAAATGCTCCACATACAGACCAGCATCAATCTGTTTGACAATCACGCGCTCGGTGAGCTGCACATCAATCGCGATATCGTAGGAACCATCATCGAGCATATCGGCCTTGAATTTAAAGCCCGTCTGCTGCTTTTCCGGCGTCGCCATGATGTCCGGCTGGTTCTCACGCAACCACGCCAGGATAGGGACAATAATCAGATCGCTGTCCTGGGCAAAGTTGGTGATCAGCAGCTCGGTCTGATACTGGTATTCAAACGACAGTGAACTGGCTAACGTGGAAACGATGCGGCCATTATCCACAAACATCCGCAGGGTGTCGGGGCTGGTTTGCAGCACCGGCACGGCGTCAGTTAACGCTTTTCTCAGCTGGGCGGGTTTTAACACGGTGTTCCTCCTGGCATTGTTTGACCGCTTCCACCTGGAGGCCGCAGGCGGTCAGCGCGGCCTCCAGGTTCCTGACATCACTGCTTAAATCGCCGTTAGTGGCCGGTGCGCTTGACGGTATCGGGCAGCTCGTGACCGCCGGACAGCCAACGTAAATAATCTGCGGCGCTGGCAAAGGCGGGACGTGCGTGCATCCGGCTAATGCCGTCAGGCAGACGAGCGCCATACCAGTCACGTATTTCCTGATTTTCATTGAGTAACCTTTGAATATGAACTTCACGGACGCGTGCCTGCTCACCCGCCCGTGAGAGCTGGGTGCGCAGGCTTTGCTCTTGGCGTTCCCGTGTGACTGCCTCATCGTTCAGGCGGTGAATGGCGTTATCGCGGCTTTCAATACCGGCGGACAACGTGCCGATAATGCGCTGTGCCTGGTCGGCTTTATCATGCAGGCCACCGATACGCCAGGTTTGCAGCCCCGCCAGCGCACAGGCGGTCAGCAATAAAATAATCACAATGCGCATCAGACACCCCGCAGGCAGTAGGCCAGCTCATTCGCGCGGCGGCGCTCCAGGCCGGTGACGCGCTCGCCGTTCACAAACACCCAGCGCGGCAACTGTTCGCAGGCGTCCCGCCATTTCCCCTTGCTGATAAAAAACGCCAGCGTGGATTGACACGCCGCCGCCACGCCGACGTTGAACGCGAATGACACCACGGCGTCATACACCGGCTGCGGCATGGCAACAGGCATACAGCGCGCAATGCCTTTCTCCACCCGCCTCACGTCTTCCACCAGATTCACGGCGGCCTGACGTTCGCTGATTTGGGTCTGCGGCCTCACGCCTGCGGTGTGCCCGATGCCGTTTGTCCAGACGCCCGCGCTGCACTGATAGGCGGACAGGCGGCAGCCTTCAAAATCGGCAATCAGTGCCAGACCGGCGGCGGAGGTTTTCAACGTCTGCGTTTGCGGCAACAGCGCAGCAATCGCCAGGACGGCGGCGACGGCGCAGCGTCTAACGATTGATGGCTGCATTAATGTCCCCCCTGATGCCCATTTCTTTCAGCAGGCGGTAAGTTTTGCGCCGGTAGTACCAGTTCACCAGGAAGGTGGCGACGCCGACGGCGGCACCGACTAAAAAGGCGATATCCTGCGGTGACATTGCGCCAAGCCAGGCAAGAAAGGCCGCGACGCAGTAACAGATAAACGAGGTGATGCGCTCCATGGTCATCAGTCCCAAAGTGAGACGGTTTCACTGACTGCGGGCAGGCTTATGTCCGGCAGTTCCACCGCGTAGCCATGGGGCAAGATTGCCCCCTCTGCGGCTAACCCAACGTTAGCCGCGTAAACCTGCTCCATCACCGACTCGGTGCGCCCGTAGTACCGCCAGCAAAGCGAATCTACGGTGTCGCCCTGTTCGGCAGTGACTTTCATCAGAGCAGCCCGATGATGCAGTGAGACACACCGGCGACGTCGCTGATCGCGTTGCGTCCGTCACGCCATAAATCATCCACCGTGCTTTCCACAATTTCGGCCTTTTGGCTGCCCCTATCGGTGGTGTCGTTATTCGGGTAACGCTCCGCCAGGAAGGCCGCGGCGATAGACGCCACGGCGCGCTGATAGGCGCAAACCTTCACGCTTTCATCGTCAATCTGATCGGCGGGAACATCCGCCAGACGTGTAAAGCCCTGGGCAATCTGCGCATCGCGAAAGTTGTACAGCTCGGCGTTCACTTCGGTCATGGCAAACTTTGCGGCAGTTCTCAGCCGTTTAGCGGTGACGGTGCCCTCCAGGCGCAGCGTGTCGCGCAGCTCAACAGGATCCACATCAGGCCAGAAATGAGTGTTCTTAATCGCGGGTTCCGTCGCGGCGTCCGGTTTCGGTGCAGGTATAACAAGAGACGACATGTTGACCTCTGAATGGGGGGCGGTGGACGCCAGCCTTGAACAGGGTCAAAGACCTGCCGCGGCTGGCGTGCCGCCCTGCGCGGGGCGCATGCTTTTTAGCTGCCGGATGCCTTTTTAATGGCGGATTCCAGGCGCTCAACGTCTTTTTTTACGCCTGATTTGCCGTCGAGAATGAGGGCACTTTTCAGACGCTCCAGGGCTAACGTGTCCTTGCCGCCGTCGCGGTAGAGATAGCCGATAATCTTGTGCAACTGCGCACGGACTTTATCGGGCATATCCTCACTTTCAGTCAGTTCCAGTACCTCCAGCATCAGGTCAACGCTGACCGCCTCACCGGCAGTGCGGGCACGGGCGGCCTGGTCGATCACTTCCTCCGTGAAGGCACAGCCCGCCGTGCGGGTGCCGAACGGCATTGCGAGCCTATGTTTAAAGGCGTAGCGGGCAATGTTCAGCGCACCGGCAATGTCACCGGCGTCAATACGCCAGATCATGACGGTCATCAGGATGGCATCCTGCGCACCGTTCCCTTCGGCGAGTACGCCCGACACCCACGGGGCGTATTCCGGCAACAGCTTGCGTTTTAACGCAGCCTTGTCCTGGAAGGACTGGATCTTGTGCAGTGCCTGCTTATCGGCATTCAGCTTTTGCATTTGCAGTTCGTAGCCGGTGGCATGGGTCAACTGACCGGCGGCCTGCTGTGCGGCGATGATGGCTGACTGTCGCAACATGTGACGACGGCAAGGGCTAATCATGTTATGTCCCCTTTATTCCGCTGATTCAGGCTTAACGTCTTTAAAGGTGCCGAGCTGGATGTTTTCGACCAGGCAGCCGCCGCGATAGTCTTCCACCACGAAATCCTCATTAATGGATTCGTAGTTTTCGATACGGTCACGCTTTGGCACTTCTTCGATATGACGGCGGTGTGAACCATCCATCCAGTAAATGGACAGATTATCCAGACGGGTGATCATGAAAGCATTGGCAGGGAAACCGGGCACGCGCACTGCCGGTAGGTTACCGATGCGCTTCTGGCTGATAATCATGTCCGCCGCCAGGCTTTCGGAATTCTCCTGCGCCTTGTTCACCAGCGGGAAATACTTGTCTGCCAGCAGCTGACGCCCGCAGATCACCACCAGGCCGGTATCGTCCTGATAAATCGGGTCAACCATGTTGTTGGTGGCATCCATCACCAGCGCGTCCAGGTTCTCAAAGTCACCCCCGGCACCGACGCGAACAGTCTCGGAAATCACGGTGTCATCCTCACCGAGAATTTTGCTCATCACGCGCTCCGGCGCATTGTTGCGGTACTTTTGCAGCCAGCCCACGTTCACGTCCTGCAACAGCGGGTTTTTGGTGCGGTTCGATGTCGCCGCACGCTCAACGCCGTTAAAGCCGATGGTGATGCGATCCAGCGCCTGGCGTTTCACGATGGCGTCACGTAAACGCGCCTGGAAATCCTGATAACGCGCCCAGAGATCGAGCGTGGCGTAGCGGAAATGGAAATCGTAGTTCGTCTGGCGGCACTCATAGCCCTCAGCGGTCAGGGTGTTGAAATCAGCCGTCTGGCGTTCACCGGTGCCGCTGGTGTCTGCCGTGCTGGCAATGGAGCCGGACACGCCGACGCCGACCTTTTCACCCTTCATTTCATCCACCGGAATGATGTTAATCATCTGCAGGAAGGCGGAGGATTCCTGCACGCGAGTCATCAGCGTTTGCGTCACCGACGGCTCTACGCTGAATTTTTTATTCAGGTCGCCGGTGTCCACCGAGTTCAGCTCGGCAATGCGGGACAGGAAGGCGTTAAATTGAAAGCGGGTTGTTTGTTTCATACGTTTTTTCCAAATGTGTTAACGGGTTAATCGCGAGTTTTGTGCTTAACAGTCGGTGAAATGGGCTGCATCACCCTTGCCGCCGCCGCTGGAAACGGGGCGCTGCGTGTAGTTCTGCGGCGCGGACTTCTCCAGCTTGCCTTTCAGCGCGCTGAACTGTTCGCGGTCATCTTTCGCGGTTTGTTCCAGCGCGTTCAGGCGTTCCGTCACGGTGGTTTGCAGTGCAGACAGCTTTTCATCGCTGGCTTTCAGGCCGGTTTCGACGTGTTCCACCACCACTTCCACGGCGTCATGCACATCTTTAAAACGGGCATCATCTGAGGCGGATTTGCTGGAAAGCAGTTGTTTCACGCGGGAGAACAACGACGGCGCGGCCGGTTTCTCTTCCTCAAACTCGAACGCCGTTTCTTCGGCGGCGGTAAAGAGGTTGTCCGCACTTTGCTTACGGCCTGCCAGCGGGTTTTGCTGCGCCTTCGCGCTGAATTGCAGGTATTCGGTGCCGAGGCTGGCGGGGCTGTCGGTCACGGCCAGGCCGATCAGGTAGGCTTTGCCGGTGTCGGAAAACGAGGGGTTCACCTCGATGGAGGTGTAAACCTTCTGGCGGGCTTTCACCATCGACACTAAATCCGGGGTCGGGTCGATATCGGCATACAGTGCCAGCTTGCCTTTCAGCGCGCCGTCCGCCACTTCTTCGGCGTAAACGCCGGTGACATCGCCGTACATACGAAACGCACTGTCAGGGAAATAGCCCTTGATGTGCTCCATGTTGATGCGTGCGCCGTAGACCTTCGGGTCATAGGTCGCCGCCATCTGTTCAATCCAGTCGCGGGTGATTTCGCGTCCGTCGGTGGTTGCCCCTTCGGTACAGATGCGAAAGCGCTTTGCTTTTGTTGCCATGTGTCTGACTCCAGTCGGTGTGTGCTTCTGAGAAATCCAAGTTTCCCGACACACGCCCGACACCGCCAGCCGATGCGGGTTGATGCTCGATGGCACAACGTGGGCAGCAGGAAAATCAGCATGCCGCCCGTTAACGTGGCAGTCATGAAAATGACAAACTCACCCATCATCAGCGACCCACGGCGACAGGCGGCACTGCTTTACTGGCAGGGGTTTTCTGTGCGTCAGATTGCGGAGATGCTGAACCAAAAGTTACCGACGGTGCAGAGCTGGAAAACCCGCAACGCCTGGGACAACGTCGCGCCCATTGCTCGCGTGGAATCCAGCCTGGAAGCGCGTCTTATTCAGCTCACGACCAAAGACGTCAAAGGGAATGCGGATTACAAGGAAATGGAGGCGTTAGGCCGGTTAATGGAACGCCTGGCCAGGGTGAACCGCTACGCTCAGAGCGGGAATGAGGTGGATTTAAATCCTAACGTTGCCAACCGGAACAAAGGTGACCGCAAGAAGCCGACTAAGAACTTTTTCAGCGAGGAGTCACTGGCGGCGCTGGAGCAAATTTTCTTCGAGAAGTGTTTCCCTTATCAGCGTATCTGGTATGACGCGGGGCTTAAGCACCGTATCCGCGACATCCTGAAATCGCGACAAATCGGCGCGACGTTCTTCTTTGCCCGCGAAGCTCTGCTGCGCGCTCTGGCAACCGGCCATAACCAGATTTTTCTCTCCGCCAGTAAAACCCAGGCTTACGTGTTCCGTGAATACATTATTCAGTTTGCGCGCCTGGCCAGTGTTGAGCTGACCGGCGACCCGATTGTGCTCGGCAACAACGGCGCGAAGCTGATTTTCTTAGGCACCAACTCCAACACCGCCCAAAGCCACAACGGCGATCTGTATGTGGACGAAATCTTTTGGATACCCAACTTCCAGAAGCTGCGCAAGGTCGCCAGCGGGATGGCATCACAGGAGCATCTGCGCACCACCTATTTCTCCACCCCGTCAGCGCTGACGCACGGCGCGTATCCGTTCTGGTCTGGCGAACTGTTCAACAAGGGGCGGGAAAATCCGAACGACCGGATTGAACTGGATATCGGCCATCACTCCCTGGCAAAAGGGCGGCTTTGTGAGGATGGCCAATGGCGGCAAATCGTTACCATTGAGGATGCCTTAGCCGGTGGCTGCAACCTGTTTAACATCGACACGCTGAAACAGGAAAACAGCGCGGAAGATTTCCGCAACCTGTTCATGTGTGAGTTCGTTGACGATCAGACGTCGGTATTCCCGTTCGCCGAGCTGCAGCGCTGCATGGTGGAAAGTGCGGAGGAATGGCAGGATTTCAGCCCGTTCGCCGTGCGTCCATTTGGCTATCGCGCCGTCTGGATTGGTTACGACCCGTCGCACACCGGCGACAGCGCAGGCTGTGCAGTGGTGGCTCCGCCGCTGGTGGATGGGGGCAAGTTCCGCGTGCTGGAACGCCACCAGTGGAAAGGTATGGACTTTGCCGCCCAGGCCAAAAGTATTGAGGAACTGACAAAACGCTACTGCGTGGAATACATCGGCGTGGACGCCACCGGCATCGGCCAGGGGGTTTTCCAGCTTGTCCGGCAGTTCTTCCCCGCCGCGATGGAAATCCGCTATAGCCCGGAAACGAAAACGAAAATGGTGCTGAAAGCGAAAGACACCATCACCTCCGGCCGCCTGGAGTACGACACCAACCACAAAGACATCACCTCGTCATTCATGGCAATTCGCAAAACCATGACCGCCAGCGGCAGCCGCTCCACCTATGAGGCCAGCCGCAGCGAGGAAGCCAGCCACGCGGATGTCGCCTGGGCAATCATGCACGCACTGCTTAACGAACCCCTGACCGCCGCCAGCGGCGCCCAGAGCCCTAACATCCTGGAGTTTTATTAATATGAGTAAGCGCAAATTCCGCAAAGCGGCACCCACCACCGTCACAGCAACCGCACAGCAGAACGGCGGGGCAGAGGCGTTCAGCTTTGGCGACCCGACGCCAGTATTAGACCGCCGTGAAATCCTGGATTACATCGAATGTACGGGGAACGGTCAGTGGTATGAGCCGCCGGTTAGCTTTGATGGCCTGGCACGTACGTTAAGGGCAGCAGTGCATCACAGCTCATCGCTGTATGTGAAGCGTAATATTCTGGCCTCGACCTTCGTCCCGCATCCACTGTTATCACAGCAGGAGTTCAGCCGGTTTGCCCTAGATTACCTGGTGTTCGGGAATGCGTTTTTAGAAGTGATCCGCAACCAGCTCGGCGATGCCGTAGTGATGAAAACCGTGCCCGCCAAATATGCGCGGCGAGGGGTTGAGCCAGATACTTACTGGTTTGTGCAGCAGTGGAAGGACGCCCATCAGTTTGAAGCAGGCAGCGTGTTTCATCTGATTGAGCCGGATATTAATCAGGAACTCTACGGCCTGCCGGAATATCTCAGCGCCCTGAATTCCGCCTGGCTCAATGAAGCCGCTACGCTGTTCCGCCGCAAGTATTATCAGAACGGTGCGCACGCCGGATATATCCTGTACATGACCGACGCGGCACAAAGCAGCTCGGACATCGATCAGATGCGTAAAGCAATGCGGGACACAAAAGGCCTGGGCAATTTCCGTAACCTGTTCATGTACGCCCCGAATGGCAAGCCGGACGGGATCAAGATTTTGCCGCTGAGTGAAGTCGCGACGAAAGACGATTTCTTCAATATCAAGAAAGCCAGCCAGAACGATTTACTGTGCGCGCACCGCGTTCCACCGCAGATGATGGGGATTATTCCGGAGAACAGCGGCGGGTTTGGTGATTCGGTGAAGGCATCGCAGGTGTTTGTAAGGAACGAACTGACGCCGTTGCAGGAACGGTTTAAGGAGTTGAATACGTGGTTTGGGGAGGAGGTGATAAGGTTTACTTCTTATGAGCTGACGCCGGAGTAAAACTGCAAAGCCCCAAGATATGGGGCTTAAAATTTCTATTATCATTAGTCGAACAGTAATCTAAAAGCGAAAATCAATTGTTGGGCTTACGTAACTGGTTTTTCAGCATGGTGAATGAATGTATTGATGTCCTAAGGCTGTTTTGGATACGAACAATAAAATCAGAGTGCTAGACTATTTTTTAAGAGAATTAAAATGTTCTATAACTTTTACTAGACGTTCTAATAGACTTGTAAATCCGCTAAAATCAATGTCATGCTTATTAGCATGAATAATATGTTTAGAAAAAGCTTCTTTACTTAAATCATTATTGGGATCCCGTAGTAAAACTGTATTGAAAGATTTCCCCTTATATTGTCTAAGTCGATCTTTATCTTTAAAGAAATGTTCTATATCAGTTTCAGAATAGCCCTTAGCTTGGGGGGTAAGCACCAAGTATAGATTATGAAAAACATGTACAAAATCAGAAGAACGTATGTCTTTTACGCCCTTAGGAAAAATTCTCGCATTATCAATTTTATTAATATAATTAATGAGGTCTTTTGGCCCGGTATCATTATCAACAAAGATAATTACAGGGTGTGATGGTTCTGGAGCCTTATAGTATTTATAATGTGACTTATAGTGTATGACAAAATCTTTCAAGTAATCAGCACCACCAAAGAGTTCCAGTAAATATTTAGTTCTCTCATTGTAATCAAGGAAGTTTGTTAGACTTTTATACGGAAATCCTGCGCTTTTCTCTGATGCTAATTTAGGGAAAAACGCAGCTAGCTTATGTATTGCTGCCTTTAAATAAACATTATCAGTTTTACCTTCCGTAAGTATTGTCGGTAAAGTATTGCCATAAAATAGACGGTAAAATAAAAATCTACTAAACGTACTTTCTCTACCTCCATGTAAATAACGCCTGGTTTTAGCTTGTGTATTTTTAGTTGGATCTTTTTTTAATTGGTATTTTGGATTCAACTTTTCAGCTTGACGCAACCGATTATAGTGATCAAGTTGATCTATAAAATTCAGTTTACCCTCAAGCCTATTAATATTTCCTTTTATCTCAATGTCGTCAATCTTTTCTACGAATGTACCATGTTTAAATAAATGGTCGCATTGAGCACGTACAAGTCTCCAGTATTCTTTTTTTGTATTGGGTTTTTTATTTACAATCAGACCAGTCACATCTTGTCTTGAATCTTTATATTGATTCCTTGTCTTTTTATCATTAATTAAAAAACCTGAGCGAACTATTTCACTTCTAAGTTTTTTACTAGGTGCAAACTTACCGCACTTATTATTAGCTATGAAAGAAGGAAAATCGATATTTCGCGTTGAAAAAGTAATGTCATCAGCATATCGTGTATACGTACATGAGTTTTTTACTGCTAGTGCTGCGAGCTTAATATCTAAAGAATGTGTGATTAGGTTGGTAATTACAGGAGAAGAGGGGCTGCCTTGAGGTAATTCATTATTGTAGCAAGCAATTTTAGCTATTACTGTGGCAATTTCTTGATCTAGTTCAAAATTTCTATTTTTTATAAAAAAACCACGAACTCTTCCGAAATTAAAACTTCCGAAGAAATTCTCCAAATCTATGTTAAAAACATTCTTTTTTCCTAAGTGCATCATTGCATTTGTTATAATTGAACGCTTTCTTTCAAATCCATGAGATAGTGAGGGTTGTTTTATTTCCGCAGCGGAGCATTTAATTTTTAATATTTTTGAGTTTTTTGCTTTTTCCGCTGCCAGTTCTGAATCTGGAAACTTATTAAAAATAATCTCATCAAGGCAATCAAGTAGAAGTTTAGATAGAGATGATTGAATCGACTTTAACAATCCATTCGGAGCATTAATTGTTCTTTCACCACCATTTTTTTTGGGAATCTTAAATTGAGTATATTGATTTTCAGGCTTTAATATATAAAGACAATAAGTTAACGCTGAAGGTTTAATATCCAATAATTTAGCTAAATCGGGCTTAGTTTTCGCTTCTTTTAATGATTGTAGTCTATTCACTATATCACCTTAAAATGGATGGTTTATGGGCACTCTTACGCAAACTTGACAAGACCGTCGAGTAACGCCAGGAACGTGAGCCCCTGAAAGGCAATCCTATCGGACTTTTTTTTCACTGATCGCGAAACGCGACCCAAAATCTGCCCATAAACCATCCATACCGTAGCACCACTTTAATGATTGGTAAACTGTTCATATCGCGGTTGTTGATGCGGGCTGCACTTCAGCAATTAATGTATTAGGTTGCAGCCTACCTGTGCTACTAACGACCTAGGGAAGTAGCAAGTTCTACTTATCACTTAGCAACAACCAAGCGCCAAACATATGTCTGTAATCACACCTAACCCACCTGAATGCAAATACACCTTCTACATGACATGATGCTGGCTGCGCAGTTTTTAAAACCTTGCAGCTCGGGGCGCGCAATGTTACCCGCCTGCCCGCTTCTGACTTGCCTCACTGTTTTTAATGCATGACCCCGATCGCCGCAAAGCACGGCTAGAGGGGCTAGTTGGCGTTTTTTGATCCTTTCGGGGTTATGCAAAACCACGCACGCCATGCATGCAGAGCCATGTCACGGGTTAGCAAAAAAAATCTAATATAATTATAAAAAAATTAGCAGGTTTAGCTGTCAGGCTAAAAATATCACAAAGAAATTACTATATTTTATTTTTTTTAACTTAATTTTTTGATAAAAATATAAATGAAGAGGGTTGTGAAAAATGTGGTTAACGGTAATATTTACCAATTTTTAATATTCCATGGTGCATTTTTATATACTAGATTTCCATCAAGTATTTGAGTGTTGATTCAAGGGGGTAACATCAAATAAATATTTTAAGCAATGCCCACCCCTTTATGATATGAATTTTGCTATTTAAGTTTTTGGTGTCAGGATTTTTCCGTTTGCTCTGTTACGTTGACACTCTGCACAAAACCTATCGTTGGCAACTTTGAATTATCTTCCTTAATGTTTTTAACGGTGTTTTTATACATTTTAATAATTAACTCCTGCAATCTATCATAAACAATGGTGAAGTCATTATTATTATCTATATTAACTGTAGATGGTGAGTTATCGTCCGTGCTTATTTTTACGGTGTAAGTGCCAGTGGTTTTTTCTTTAAAGTAGAAGTTTATTAGTAGTTTTGATTGCGGAAATGTGTTTTTGGTAATGTAAATGAGAATAGAAACCCCTAGGCTCCAAAAACCATCATCTTCAAGTTTCATCGCACCAAGTATAGTGTAATTTTTATTTTGATCAGTAAATTCATTAGTCTTATGCCAACTGAAATCCCCTTCGGGAACATCTAGGTAGGATATATATCCTGCACCAAGTTTTTGCCCAAATTGGTGGCTTTCTAATCTGAATTGGCTTAACTCATCCCTATGTTCTCTGAAAGATTGACATAGTTCACTATGCTTTCCCATTATAATTACTCCATATTTGTTTTTAAATTTTATAACTGCGATTTAAATAAATACCGCAGAGTTACTAATGAAATTATGACTGCAATCTAATTTGCTGCTGAATTTGAATCGGCTGCAAGGTTTGATAACGTTGTCGAATATTATTGTAAAGTTCAGGGGTATCTTTCGCTTTGAGAGACACAATAAGAACGTAGGAAAGGTTTGGAAGATCTTCAATTTCGACCTTCATACCGCAATCGCGACCATAGTAGATAACATCAAAACAAGGGTCTTTCAACGTTCCTTTGTTAAAAGTATGCTCGCTTCGTAGGGTCGTCTCCCATCTATGAGAGTCTTCACGGAGTTCTTCTTCTGTCGCGTAGATATTCTTGCTGTTAAATAATGGGAAAGTGGCGCCAATCTTATCCCTAGGAGTCTTTCGCATCGTTACAACTAGTCCACTTTTCGTGTAATTCACCGGGTGCTCAACATCAACAGGTGTTGTGAAACAGAATGTTGCTTTTAAGTCTACAACACCATTAACCGGTATATCCGGATATGGTATAGAAGCACGAAGATGCTGAGAAGGTTTTAATTCACCTTGATAAATAACCTTAACCTCATCATCGCCACAGTAAATCACATCTGAAATATCATGGGGGAATCGTCCCCATCCTACATGACTACGTTCAGAACCATTATTCTCAGCATGATGAATCAGTAAGGCTTTAGCTGTAAGCGGCGTTATATCATATTGTAAGCTTGCGGCTAACCCAATAGCTTGGCGTAAGACCAAAGGAGAAGAGAAGCTTGTCCCTGCTGTTTGTACCAACCCACCTAAGAAGGGACTATATATCTCAAAAGGCTCTTCTTTTGAGCCACCGAAAGCAACACCATCAGGTTTAACGAAGCCCGGACTTCTACCCGGACCGACACAGCTATAATCACTTTTTTCCCATATTGGAGATAAGGAATTAGCTGCACCTACAGCAAGGGCATTGACTAAATCGGAGGGAGGTTGAATTCGATTTAAACCTTCAGCTAAACAACCATCATTTCCTACAGCTACAGTGCATAAAGTTTTCCCAGATGAGAGATATTGCTCAAGAGTTGATGTCCAGACGTGAACATCATCATCATCAACTGGGAATCTCGGTCCTAGGCTAAGATTGATATAATCGTAATTTACTGAGTCTAAAACGGATTTTATCCTTAATAATACGTCAAATAAGTCGTCATCTTCACCATCGATAGAATTATCCAGAACACGATAGTGATCTACCTTAGCATAAGGTACAGGTAATTCACTTTGCCCTTTAGCTATTGCTCCGAATAACACAGTAGAAGTAACATCCTGCCCGTGGGATAATAATTGTCCACTAGTCTTTGAACTCTCGGTGAATGTGTATTCTTTTACCCAGGGTTCAAAGTCAGTGTTACCAATTCCACCATCAAAGATTGCCACTTTAATATTTTCATTAAGTGCTTTTTCTTTAGGCAGGTCTAGACTGTTATTTTCAGTGACTGTCCGAGTAAAAACCGGATTGTTAATCCTTAAGCTCGGAAGATCTCGTATGGCTCGAAGGAAGGAAAACTCCGCAACCTGTGCCGCTTCTTTTGCATTAGCAATGATCGGCATGAAGGTTAACCCATTAATATTAATGATCTTGTTTTCATTAACAGTGACACCACACGAAATTGCGTAATCAATAAAACTACGTAATACGTTATCATTACTGCTAGGTGTATGCAGTGCTACTTCGAGTTTTCTGGAGTTTTCAGATGACTCAATGTTCTTGATTTTTTCACCTGGTTCGAAAAAAGAAATCTCTTCAAAAGTAATTATTTCCTTCTTCTGACCTATATTTAAACGGTCGTTGTGCATTGCATTATATAAGTCTGAAAACCCTTTTGCTTTACCTGATACATAAATACATGCGCTAGAAAACTCTTCTTTAGGTTTTCCACGACCACCCACAACCGTTCTTGGTCTAACTTTAACAGACTTACTTCCAACGCTCTTTAAAGAGAATTTTTTGAAAAGTAGTACAGGGAAATATGACTTTGCCAAAAATGCAGGGTGAAGTGTAATTTTTGCAATGGCTTCACCATTAGGCATAACTTCGTTAGGAAGTGCCTGGATATTTCGCAGTACCCCTTGTAATTCGCGCATAATTACTGGAGCATTTTCTTCATATGTGTAAGGCTTGTTTTTAGCCCCATTACCATTTTTGATCTTTACTTCACCAGTAAGTGTCTCACCATAACCCAGTAGTAAGTTTTTATTCTTCATTGTTTGTTCCCTCAACATTAACTATTTTTCTAATTAACGACCTAGACACTGAAAGCTCTGTTGATATTTGTCGCTGAGACATCCCTTTATCATTCATCAACTTAATCAAATCCGTGATCGATTGACCTTCAAAGAATTCTTCCATGATGGCTTTATTGACAGGCACTCCCTCAAGAACTGAGTTGCGCTTCGCTTGTTTAATTGAACGTTCAATTACTGCGAAGGATTGTCCAACAAGTTTTTCACTAATATGAGCAGCAATACCTAAAGGTATATCACTTCTTTGCAAAAACTCTTTAATGAGGTCTTGACTAGGATAATCGAAACTAATAACGCGGTCGAATCTTCTCCATACTGCGGGATCTAGTAATTCTCCGTGGTTAGTAGCAGCAACAAGAATAGAAGTACTTGGCCATTCATCGATAGCTTGTAATAATACTGTAACAAGCCTTTTGAGCTCGCCAACATCAGAAGAATCATCTCTCTTTTTTGCAATAGAATCGAATTCATCTAACAGCAGCACGCACGGAAAAGAGCGAGCATATTCTAAGACAGCCCGAATGTTATTGCCGGTCTTACCCAAAAAACTACTCATGACACTTGCTAAATCTAAGGTGAGAAGAGGCAATTTCATTTTTTCAGCAAGCCATTTAGCTGCCAGTGTTTTGCCAACTCCTGGAGGACCATCCATCAGAAGCGATTTCGAAGGTAACAAGCCATTTTCAATAAGCTGTTGTCTTTTATCCCATTCAGCAGCAAAACGGTTCAAAGAAGTTGAAATATGACCCGGCCAAAGAGGTGTAACCGTGAGCTGTACGGGATATGTTTCAACTAATAATTTTTGCCGCGTATCCGCATCCACTGGTGCAGGCTGTCGATTGCTGGTTATGCTTCTCACCATGCTGACTGAGTCGCTGCTTCTCAAAAGTGCATCACTTAATTCAGATGCAAGCTCCGGAGAATCTTTCTTAATTTTTTTTATCATGATGCGTAGACGCATTTCTAAGTCTTCGCGTTTACCCTGTAATGCGTCATTCATCACTTCCACAAAAAAATCTTTAGTGATGTTAATCATAAAAACCACTCCGAAGACAAATTAAACCAAAACGTTCTAAATCATATACCATCCTGTCCGTATATCCAGTACTTTAACCGATTTGAAGTGTAAATATTACCAATATCAACAAAAAAGTGACCACCATTGCGTCAATGGGATTTAAGCTATCGTTGGAACAGTATGGAATTTTATCCATAAAAGTTGACGTGCTACGAGTAGGGAAACATGACTCCACCGGTTCTAGTCGATTACGTCCCTAAAAATCCACTAATGTATTGATTTTTCCTATATTTCATATGACTGATAGCGCAGATTAGTTTTTAGTATAATTCTATGTCAGATGAGTATGGTGCATCTTTGCTATCTCTTTCTGTATGAAGGTATCGAATGGATCATTCCATTTCACAATACCGCTATTTACGAAACTCGTGACAGCTAAGTGTGGCTCAATAAGTGTGGCTGGTCTTAAATGGCAGTTACTAACCTCGAACACCCCACAGTTATTGACAGGACTCCGAGGCGCGCCGGAGGCGCTTTTGGCGGTCAAAACCTCAGAATCAACGGCAGAAGCAACGATGCGCCATTGAGTGGTACGCGTTTCATATACATGTGATTCGCCGAGGTGGGGCGCGAAAATGCCCACAACCTTTTTCACTTCTTCATCGTATGCATTCAGCTCATTAGCAACGCGTCGTGCTACTCGCACAGTTTGTTCTTTGCGAGGTACATTTGCGCCACCTTGGGCGATTATGTAATCCATAAAGTTACCGACATCAGCAGCAGCTCGTACAGCTTCAACCTCGTCATCGAATGTATCTGCAAGGCTAATTGAGCGAATACGACGGCATTCACGCCAGGTTCCCATTGTCGGCAAGCCGATAGGGTGGAATTGCGGGATTCGCCAGGTTGCTGCCCAGGCAGTGACTGCTGCCGCAGAATCTGTGAGCAGTTCACCGGTTTCATGGTCACGTTCACCTTCCAATGCATAACCGTCGATATTCTTCGCGATGTACTTAGCGATGTAGCCAGCGGCACCGCCTCGGTTCAGATGTTTACAGTCAAAGCGGTTCTTTGCAGCGCCGCGCTCGTCACCATCTTCTTTCATGGCGTATTTGCGCATGATATCGATCACGGGCTTACGCATGGCAGGCTTGGTGAATAACATCATGTGCCAGTGCGGGGTCGCGTCGTGGTGAGGCTCTACTACGCGCATCCCATAAACGGACAGGCCACTGTCTTTGAACGCGGTGCGCATTTTGCTCCAGATCCCGCAAAGATATCGCTGGGCATCTTTTGGCGTATACGCCTCTTTGTCCCACGTATGATTTCGCTGGACGCGTTTTTTATCACCCGTGCCTACCACTCGGGTCGGGTGATATTTGGAAGGTGTGGTTATGGTCAGGAACATCCCGACATCTCCCTTCGATGCAGCATACTTTTCGGTGAACGCGATTGTGTTCATCAGTTCCATGCGACGGATTTCCGGGTTTGAAATACTCGCCATCACTTTGTCGATCAAACTGATGCGCTCGCCGGTTTCGACATTCTCCAGGTCGCGGCTTTTTAGATAGTCCAGATTCGACAGTCGGCGGGAACGAACTTCACGGATAGCCTGCTTACTGGCATAGGGAGACGCGTCACGGTTAACCTTGCCGATTGCGATCAGCAATGACTCACGCCAGCGGGTACGCTGGCCTTTCAACTGACTTAACCACCAATCAGGATTTACCAGCCGAGACAAGCCAGCGATGGCAGACGTTGCATCAAGCTTACCTTTACTGAATTTTGTCCAATACATAGGGGTGACGTTGAAGGCGCGAGACATTCCTGCAATATCACGATACAGCGCGCACTGCGTATCAGACTCAAGAAGTACTGCGTAATCCCCACCATTTTCAGCCAATAGTTGATCGCAGCGGTCTTCATAAATCGTCTTCAACTGTGCGGCAATACTCTGCGTGAAACGACGTAGCGGTTTGTCGCTCATGCCTGGTAACTGGTGATAAACATCGGCCTCGGAGATGAATTTCATGGAAGCATTGATATTCATTGCATGGGCTTTATTAACTGCATCGACACGCGGCAGAATGCTGCGCTCAAGGGTATAAACCAGATATTTATTAGCCGCGTGGATGCCCTGAGTTTTGAGCAGGTACTTATGGCGGCCAGTGAAAATTTCTTGCAGGTCTTTGGAGAGGGTTTTTACTTTGATTAAAACAGCTTGCCCCTGATCGTATTCATCACGGGTAAGCGGTCTCGGCCTTTCTTGGGGGACGATTGGGGCGAGGGGTTTATTCCAGGGGAACGCCCAAACATCGGGCGTTTCAGTCTGAGAAGTAAAGCGATTATTCTGCATTACAAACCGTCTTTGATATCAATGATCAGATAGCCAGCATTGATGCCAGCCAGAATGAGCAATGCCATCGAGAACAAAATCATTTACTCTCTCGGTAATGTTTGGCGTTTAGCTCACTGATTTCCTTGCAATAGACACACAGCTCAACGCCTGGCAGAACTGCTCGGCGTGCTTCTGGAATAGGGCGATCACAGTCGAGGCAATACATGGCGGAAACGCCCGTAGTGGTTGTGCGGGCTGCTTGAATTTGTGACTCTAAGATCAGGTCCGCCCGTTCTTGGGCAGCATCAATAACATCAGCCATTAATGAAATTCTCCCGCTTCGTTTTGGATGCGGGTAGCCTCAACGCGTAAAGCTTCGGCGGCTTCAGTGCCGGTCATTGCCTGCTTGACGATGAAACATGCGATAGCCTCAAGACGTGCAGCGAATACGGCTGCACGATTTAAACGTTCGTCAGAACGAGCTTCATTTATGATTTCTTCCATTATCCAATCCTGTTTTTAGGCAAAAGAATGCCCGGCGGGTTGAACGCCAATTAAATTTCAGATGTATTAATGTTCTATGTTGAGAACTGAGTCGGTTTCACTAATAAAGGCCGGAAGCGCGTTACCAAACTCAATGAGTGAGTTAAGTGCTTCAATGACCTTTATTCTTTCACTGTGTGCCAATTCAAAGAAACGCATATTGATATGACGACTTTTCAATCCAGCATGGAAGCAGATCAATTTGCGCATGGTCGGCGTACTTTCATCAAACGTTTCCTGCGTAATATTTTTCTGGCTGGTCAGCATTTTTCGGATCCCGATAATATGCTGAAAACAGGCCTCTCTTTTTTCCTTCGGGATACTTTCCGAATAGCTCAATGTTTGCGATTGCATAGACACCTCAACCAAAGAAGCGTTTGTAGAAGGGCTTCCGGATCGAACCGGTTGAATACATTTGCGGTTTAGCTGGATTCCAGCGTTTGCCACCTGGTAGCTCAATCCAGCCATGCCCAAAACTGCGGGAAGGGCTTTGTCTTTTCAGCAGTGGTGCAACTGAGATAACCATTTCCCCTCCTTAACGTGGCTCGCCCAAACCCAGCCACATTAGCCAGCCGTCGCGAATTTCTTTTGGACGCTTTTCAAACGCCAACTTCATACCTGCGTTCCAGGCAGGGAGATAAACCCAGTTTTCCGCACGTGCTGTAGGATTTTCGGGATTGCGCATTTCGACAATAGGGAGCTTGCCAGCTTCAATCATTCCTTTAACTGCTGCTGGAGTTTTGCCAATTGCCTTAGCAAACTCTGAGTACGGCAGGACATCCGACACACTTACGATTTGTTTACTCATCTGCTAATCTCCTGTTTGGATCTAATCAATTGCTACGTATTGCTTGCAATTGTTTTTATCAATCTAGGTGATCTTTATTAAGATCTAAACAAATATTATGGAGATCTAAACGAAGTGTCAAGTTCACTCGCAGATAAGCTTATTGTTATGAGAGAGTCCGAGAGACTTAATAGAAGGGAACTGTCTGATTTACTTGATATTCCTTATGGTTCACTTACCTACTATGAAACCGGCAGATCGACACCGCCGACAGATGTTGCCATGAAAATTTTGGCGCATCCAAAGTTCACAAAATACACAATGTGGTTCATGACTGATCAAATTTCCCCAGAAGCCGGACAGATCGCGCCGGTTCTCGCACACTTTGGGCAGGGCGAAACAACGTCGTCCCACTCCGACAAAAAGACTGGTTAACGCTACATTTCGATTTTTTACGTTTTATAGAATCACAGAGTCTTTGCAGTACCCACGATTCCGGAGGGCTTCAATATGTCGATTAAGAAGCTCGATGATGGTCGTTATGAAGTGGACATCAGACCGCAGGGGCGCAATGGAAAGCGCTTCCGGCGTAGGTTCGACAAGAAACATGAAGCAGCCGCCTACGAAAAATATGTAGCGGTGAATTATCACGACAAAGAATGGCTATCTAAACCGGCAGACAAGCGGCCATTATCCGAGTTGATAGAACTGTGGTGGCTCTATCACGGGCAGAACGTGAAACACGGCAAGCTAGACAAAGCCAAATTGGAATTCATCTGCAACCTGATGGATGATCCGTGTTCTTTCCAAATCGATAGCCTGGCTATTACAAAATTTAAGTCATTAAGATTGGCGAAGGGCGTTAAGGCAACGACGGTAAACCGCAATTTGATGTTGCTGAGTGGTCTGTTTACTTACCTGAACGAAGCAGGTTTATTCCACGCTGAAAATCCGTTGCATGGCGTAACGTTGCTAAAAGGGCAGCTATCATCCATGACTTTTATGTCTGCTGATGAAATTGAGAAGTTGCTGTCTGTCTTGGAAGGGGACAATAAGCGGATTGCGATCCTGAGTTTGAGCACTGGTGGCCGTTGGGGAGAAATAAGCAGTTTGAAGGTGGAGAATGTCATTAATAACCGAGTGACTTTTCTCAATACCAAAAACGGCAAACCCAGAACAGTCCCGATCTCAGACGAGGTATGTAAGGCAGTCAAAAATCAGAAGTCTGGATTACTTTTTCCTGATGCCGATTATTTGACCTTCCGGCTGCTATTGAAATCGGTGAAGCCAGACTTACCGAAAGGGCAATCATTGCATGTGCTGCGACATACGTTTGCCACACATTTCATGATGAACGGCGGGAACATAATCACCCTGCAAAGAATTCTCGGACACGCGAATATCAACCAGACAATGGTCTATGCTCACTTCGCTCCGGACTTCCTGCAGGACGCAATTTCCTTTAATCCACTGAGGGGAAAAGCGGGGGTGGAGTGTCCACATAGTGTCCACACCTAATCATCTTTATAGGGCTTACAGCTGCTTACAGCATTTATAACTCATTGATTTATAGTGATCGCGTTGTAAGTGCAGGAAAAATAAATGATAAAAAAGGCACATTTTTGTGCCTTTTGTTTTTTGAATTTCTGTAGAGTAGGGCGGCCTGTTATTGCGGGTCGCCGTTCAGCAAGGCGGAGACGCCCTGACGGTAGCGCTGTTCCAGTGTTTCGCGGCTGGTGGCGTCAACTTCGAGGTTGCGCAGACGTCCGTCCAGAATGCCGTAAACCCAGCCGTGCAGCGTGACTTTCTGGCCGCGTTTCCAGGCCGATTGCATCACGGTGGAGTGGCCGAGGTTGTAAACTTGCTCAACCACGTTCAGTTCACATAACTTATCGAGGCGCTTCTCTGGCGACAGTTCGCCCAGCAGGGAACTGTGTTTGTACCAGATGTCCCGGATATGCAACAACCAGTTATTAATCAAACCCAGTTCAGGGTTTTCAACCGCCGACTGCACACCGCCACAGCCGTAGTGACCGCAGATAATCACGTGTTCGACTTCCAGCACGTCGATAGCATATTGCACAACGGACAGGCAGTTAAGGTCGGTGTGGATGACCAGGTTGGCAACGTTACGGTGAACGAACAGTTCGCCTGGCTCAAGCCCTGTCAGGCGCTCGGCGGGAACACGGCTGTCAGAACAGCCAATCCACAGAAAGCGGGGTTTTTGAGATTGGGAAAGCCGCTCAAAGAAACCAGGATCTTCATCAATCATGGTTTTGGACCAGGCTGCGTTATTGCTGATGAGTCTTTCTATGTCATTCAT